TGACCCAAGTCCAACTCCAACACCTTCACCACAACCTGTAAGTCCAACAAGAACTCCGACTCCTACACCAACACCTTCAATTACGCCAACGATTACACCTACTGCTAGTGTAACTCCAACAATTACGCCTACAAATACAGTTACCCCAACTCAAACTAAATCACCAACACCAACAAGAACTGTAACTCCAACGGTGACACCAACCAATACACCATCACCAACTCCTGATGTGTTGTATGATACTTCAATTGTTGTTGAATCTTGTGATGGAAACTTATACACAGGTGGTGTTGATGTATTCGTAAATGGCACCCCATATAATATTTTACCTGATGGAACAACCACAGGAACAACAGGATGTCTTCCATTGTATGTTGGAAATGGTGATTCATTTATCTATCAGATTCAATATGCTGGTTCATATACAGGTTGCACAAGTCCTGGATTTGTATGGAATGAAATTAGATATATATCATTTAGTTACAATGCTGGAATTTTACCTATTGGTGGTTATGATTATCTTGAAGCCAAATATCAAAATGGTGTGTTGGTATCAGGTCCAACACCAAGACAAGCAGCAATTAATGGTTCAAACACACCATCAGGTTGCACATCAATTACATCATATTTAGATTTAACACCTGTATTCTATATTCAAGGTGGTCCTGCTCCAAGTCCAACACCAACTGTTACACCAACCAATACCACAACCCCAACAGTAACGCCAACACCAAGTTCAACAGGATTGTCTTGTGATTTCACTTATGTGTTAAACCCAACACCTACTCCTACACCAACATCAACTGTAACCCCAACAGTTACATCAACTCCAACGGTAACACCAACACAATCTTCAGGACCTGCATTTGATGCTGATGCTGCGGCATATCTATCAGCGGTATTATCCGCTGGTGGAACATTGGATGCAACAATATCAGCAGCAACAAATACATTATTTACAGATTTAAAATCAAATGGTTTATATAATAAATTAGATGTGTTTTATCCAATGTTAGGGGCTACATCAGGTTCAACAGCATTGATGGGTAATAGGGTTTCGGGAACAACTTATGACATAACTTGGACAAATGTTGGCAATATTACTTTTGATTATTCTGGTGTTACTGGTAATGGTAGCACAACATATGGTGATACTAATTTTAACGGATATAATTTAATATCTTCTAGTGTTGCTGCTCCATCACATATTTCTGTATATGTTGGTAATAATACATCAGGTGCTTATTCAGAAATTGGAACAAGAACAAATGGAACTTGGATTTTAGCGGTTAGATTTAGTAATAACTATTTATATGGTTGGAATTATACCTCTGGTAGTGGAGAACTTAATTTTGCGACAACTGACGCTAGAGGTATGTATGTAATGTCAAGAACATCAAGCACAACGAATAAAATATTCAAGAACTCTGTTATGGAAAACAGCAATCCATTTACAGAAGTGAATACAATACCTAATTCAACAGTAAGGATATTATCAGATGGAACTTTATATTCTAATAGAAGAATACAATTCTTTAGTGTAGGAGAAGGATTGAATGATACTGAATCAACAAACTTATCAAATATCATAAACACATTCCAAACCACATTAGGAAGAAATACATATTAATATGTCAACAGTAATTCAAATAACGAGTAATAATTTCAACGGACAATATGCCGATATTACATTCTATCCTTGTTCAGGTGGAAGTATAAATCTCGGTTATCAGTTGTTGCCGTATGATTATGCTCAGGACAATTATGAAGGGACATATGACATTTATTTATCGGCTTATACACAAACATGTCAGTTGGTTATTTCGTGTCCATCACCAACCCCAACACCGACAAATACAACAACTCCAACGGTAACACCAACTCCAACGACTACATCTACTCCAACACCGACACCAACACCTTCAGTATTCACACCAGCTAGTATTAGTGATTTAGTTGGTTGGTTTGACGCAGGACAAGGTGTTACAACAACTTTGGGCAAAGTTAATACTTGGGATGACTTATCAAATACAATGGGTGATTTCACTTATTCAACAGGAACTAAAGCTGATTATAATTCAAGTGGTTTTGGAACTAATAATTTATCATATATTCACGGATATAATGGTGGAACTTATATAACAACATCAAACTGGCCTACTACTACCGCATCAACTGTATATATTATTTGTAGTTTTTATCAAACTATTGGTGGAGCATATCAAAGATATATGGAACAATCAGGATATGGCACAGGTTTCATATTTTTAGATGCATCATCAGGTGGTAATGATGAAGTTCAATTTGGATTTACAACTAATTTAAGTGCACCTTATATTGACCCAACAATTAATACTCCATCAGTTTTAAGAGCAAAATGGAATGGTTCAACAAACTTAATTAAATTAAATAATGGAACTGAAATTAGTACTGGTAGCGTTCTTGCATCACAACCATCAAATCCATTATATATGTTTAATGCAGCAAATACTAATTTTGGGGCTGGTTTTGATGTTGCTGAAATCATTATATATAATAAAGTGTTGAATGGAACAGAAACAACAAACCTTGAAAATTATATTTCAACTAAATATGGTATAACTTTATAAAAAATGATAATATTTGAGGAAGGAAATAATAACGCAGCGGCTACCTGTTCACGAAACAAAATGTTGACAGGTAATGTTTGTTATTTATGGTCAATGAAACATAAATTAAGTGGTGAGGTATGGAGATTCGTTCCATATCAATATCCAACCATTGTATCAGGATATCAACCTGGTTATGACCTATTTTCCATAAAGATTGACCATTCACAACCTCAAGTATTAACAGGAGCAACAAGCACAGGACAAACAAATGTTCACTTGATTGATGGTGAATACTATATTAAGATATGGGAGCAAAGCTCATCAATGAGTGGGAATACAAATATAAACTTAGCATACGATGTCGTTCAGGAAACCATTGGAAGGGTTAACTATTCAGGTTCAACCAGCCCAACTGCATATAGTGGAACTAGCGATGTATTTATAATATACGAAGGATGATAAACATTGAAAAACTAAATTTCGGAGCTTCTTCTGTTGTTGAATTTAAAGAAGTTATCAACAGGAATGAACCCATAATAAGATGGGGTGAAGACAATATGTTCGTTGATGAACTATATTTTCTTTTAAACGCATCACCAATCCATTACTCTTCAATCAGAGCTAGGGTTGATAATTGCGTGGGTTCAGGATACATAAACGACTATAAGATTAATTCAAAGCAATATCTTAATGATGTTACAAAACAAATGTATTTTGAGTTGATTGTAACAGGTAATTTGTTCCTTGAAGTTGTTTGGAGAAAAGACAGAACTGAAGGTCTCGCAGGATTTCATATTATACCATCAAAATATATCAGAGTTGGTAAACCTGATGAATTGGGAATGCCAGCTACAAAATATTACTATTCAAGAGATTGGTCAAATTATAGAAGAAATGCCAAGTTAATTGAGTTCCACGAATTTGACCCAAAGAATTACACAAACAGACAAATTATACATTTAAAAGCCTATAATGGTTTTTCTGAATATTACGGAACACCATCTTATTTATCGGTATTGAACGATGTTAAATTGAATCACGAGATTACTACATTCAATTTGGCAAATATTACAAATGGTTGTAATCCTGGACTTTTTGTGCATTTCAACGCGCCAGCTCCTGATAGTGAAAATGAACAAACACAAATCTTAAGAAAGATTGAAGATAGATTTATGGGTTCAGATAACGCAGGTAGAATCTTGATATCATATGGTGAGGCTGGTGATGGAAAACCTGAAATAACACAGATTCAATCAAATGTTGAAGATGGTTATTTCTCATCAATATTTGAATTGGTTCAACATCAGGTATTATGTGGAAATGGTATCCCTGACCCATCAATTATCGGATTGCCATCAAGAACAGGTTTCAGTTCTTCAGCGGAACAATTGGAGACAGCATTCAAATTGTTTTTATCTACCAATATTTATCCAACACAGAAGTTCATGAATAGAGAGTTAAAACCAATTTTGGAACTAATCTATCCAAATCAAGAGATTGACTTAACCATAACCCAAAATAATCTATTAGCATAATGTCATACTATAATGTCCTTTTCATATCAGAAACAAAACTGAAAGAAAATACCGCAATTAACGATAATGTGGATTCTTCAGAATTGAGATTTGCAATACAATTAGCTCAACAAATTTATATTCAAGAAACCTGTGGAACAAACTTGTTTCAAAAGCTACAGGAATTGGTATATACTGGTGATATTGAATTGGCTGGTAATATCAACTATAAAACATTATTAAATCAGTTTATTCAACCTTGTTTGATTCAATATTCTTATATGCTTGGGTTGGACAATTTTTATATTAAATGGGTGAATGTTGGATTAGTTCAAAACAGAAATGAACAGGGAAGTAATGTGGATATTAAATCATTACAATATCTAAAACAGAATGCAAAAAACCAAGCTGAATTTTTAGATAATTTATTAAGAAGACACCTAATATTTAGGTCAGGTTTATATCCTGAATATAATAACGGGAATCTCAACAACGGAGAACTTCCTCCACAAACTGATTCTGCCTTCCGCTCTTCAATTACAACACCTGGTGCGGGGTATTATTATAGAAACAAATGGAAGCGTAATTATAACGCTTTAGGTCCATTGTGTGGTGATAGTATGTTGCCGACATGGTATGGAAGCACAACCAATTCACCAGGAGCACATTCTTAAAAGGAAATCCCCAACCATTACAGTCGGGGATAACACATCACGATTTCTTATGGTCAATGTGGTCTTGGATTTTATCCAATCTATCACCCAATTCTTTTGAGTAACCATTCTCAACATAATCCACGATTACATTCGTAATTCCTACCAATTCCTTTAGAGTAATACACTTATTACAAGTGCCCGCCCATTCTAATACAATCTTCAATGATGATTGTGTTGCGATTTGTCTGTCTTTATTCTGTGCCATATTAATAGTTGTTTTCAAAAAAGTTGTTCATTGCTTGTTCAAATCTTTGTTCTTCCATTTCACGGAAATACTCATACTCTTCATCTTCATCCATTCTTGGAAAAGTGTTGATGTCTTTGGTGAAATCCCTATATTCCTTCTGTTCAGTTGGATTTACTGGTTCACTACGCTCC